TGGCAGAGTTGAAGAGATATGCTATCGCTAGCATTTTCAAGATCGATCGTAGCGAATTTATCACTACTTATCATATGACGGTGTTTTTCCGCCGTTATATTTAAGTCGACTCCAGAGTGTTTAAGACACTCGCGGATGCCTGACCCAATACGTCGCTGGACCAGAATATTGGCCAGTGGTTCAATGCAAATCGGTCTGTCCTTGAGATTATTCTTGGGGACAGTAGAAAACCTATTACCATGAACCATTTCCGTGACCATCATCAGTTTAAGTTCAAAGATACGTCGGGCAAATGCCGTTTTTCCACGGTATTGAAGCCAAACGTACCTATCGAACTCTCTTTGATTGATGCCACGGTCTGCCAACAGCTGAGCAAAACGCTTCCTCATCGCGAACTTCAATCCGCGGTGCCGATAAACCGTATCAGCCCACAAATCAAAATTCTCATGTGTGCAAGTCCACACTGATTTCTCAAGCTTTGATTCAATAGAATTAAAGCCTAAGGTCGGTATAAACTCACTACCGTTAGTAAACTCAACGGACCCGAGATGAAAATCTCGGAGTATGTGACGAATATGCATTTTTGCTCTTGCCCAGTTAGGGCCTAAGACGACGAAATCACGAAGTGAATTGTCAAATGAGATCCAGTTAGTCCAAGCTATTTCACGCCTGGATTTCTCTTTCTCCTCATTCGGGTACTCCATTTTAGCTGTAAATCGCTTTTGGGCGAATTCTTCAGCTCGATTTCCAGGTTTGGTAAACTGGAAGCCGACGAGTACTTTTCCGACAGCATTGATAGTGCCTTGAGGGCCAACCATTTAAGGGCTCCTTTCAAAAATCCAAACATACGTCACCTCACCTTTAACCTATTAAAGTTAGGGGACAGTGGGTGCTGTAGTAGGATTGAATCCTTGAAACACGTGTTGTCCGTCCCAGGTCATAACTTGGGCCGCAAGCGTGGTCAAAATGGCCGAAATTCGGGTAGCGCTTTCTGCCGCTCCGCTTACGCGGAGTCGGATAGAGACTGCGTCAACCGCACTAACGCCACCAACAGTCACGGTGTTATCATCATTATAGATGATTTCACACGCGTAATTATTGGTGTTCACCCCGTTAAGGGTTTTGTTAGCTTTTGTGTTCCGAAACCGGATAGTATATGCCGGTTTGGCAGGATCGGCGTAGATAACGCCGGAAGCTTCCTGCCTAAGTAAAGATGTATTGGACATTGAATCCAACCTTTCTCATATTGATGCTAGTATTTTCTAGCTTTAATTTGGTTTAGGGTTAAGGAGCATGCGTCCAGTTGTCGACGCCAG